GACGGTGCGCATGACATGAGCGGCGAGCCCATCAACGTGCTGGAAATTGCCGCCCGCAAAGGCTCGTTCGTGGTCGGCAAGGGATGGCGCAACGAACAACTGCGCCTGCGCTGCACCAACCTTGTTGCGGCCGGCCTGATGGTCAAGCGGCACGGCGAATACATCATCACCGACAAGGGCCGGAAGGTTCTGGCAGAGGACACGAAATGACCGACAACCTCGCCATCTGGAACAAGCTCGGCAAGACCGACCCCGACCAGACCAAAGCGTTCCAGCGCGGCGGTGGGTTCAAGGGAACGGCCATCAAGCCGGTCTATACCGAACAGAAAATGACGGAAGTCTTCGGCCCCTGCGGAACGGGCTGGGGCTTCACGGAGCCGCGCTTTGAACTGGTGACGGCATCCGAAGGCCAGACCGCCGTCTATTGCTGGCTATCCCTTTGGTACGTCCACAATGGCGTGCGCTCCGAACCCATTCCCGGCGTCGGCGGTGACTTCGTGGTGGTCAAGCAGCGCGACGGCCTGCGGACCAATGACGAGGCGTTCAAGGCCGCGTTCACGGACGCCATCGGCAACGCGATGAAGCACCTGGGCATGTCGGCTGACGTGCACATGGGGCTCTTCGACGACAGCAAATACGTCCGCTCTTTGAGAGAGGACAAGGAACCGGCTGGCAATCCCGCCAGTCGCGGCGCGGGGGCTGTTAGCTCTCCGCAGGCTCCCGCGCCAGCCAATCGAACGCCCGGTGGTGAAACTCTCGCCGGTCGAGAAGCGGGGGCCGTGAAACAAGGGACAGCTCCCGCTTCGATTACCCAGGATCAGGCGACGTTCATTGACGGCAGCAAGCGGGCTCTGGCCCTCGCTGAATCCGTGACGGACGTTGCCGAATGGGAAGAGCGCAACAAGCCCGAGGCAGCCCGCCTTGGCTTCCGTCGCGACAACCCCGCTGGCGTGGCGCTTCGCAAGGCGATCAACGACCGCATTGCAGAGATTGAGTTGGCAGACATGCCGGCTGGGCAGTTGGAGGTGGCGGAATGAGCTACGATGTCCGCATCGGAGATTTTGACGCCAACTACACGAGCAACGCTGGTAAGCTGTATCATCGCCACATTGAGCGCGATGACGAGACTGGCTTGCAGGCCCTTCACGGCCTCACCGGCAAGCAGGCGCACGCTCTTATCGCGCAGGCTCTGGATCGCATCCACCACGAATATGTGAGCGTCAGCAAGTCAGGCGAAATTGGCGCGCGATCCTTTTGCGCTCAATACGACGCGCCGAATGGATGGGGCAGCACTGCGGGGGCTTTGATCTTCCTCGCCAGGATTGCGGCGGCGTGCGCTGAGAACCCACGCAAACGCGTGTCGGTGTGCGCATGAGCCGCCCAACACTCGTTCTCGTCAACCCGGCCATTCGCTCCAAGGCTCACGTCTGGATCGACAAGGCCCCGCCCGGAACCAGGGTCGAGTTTAAGGCTCCGAAGCGGACGCTGCCCCAGAACGCGAGGATGTGGGCAATGCTCACGGACGTTGCCACGCAGGTTCCGTGGCACGGCCTGAAACTGTCGCCTGACGACTGGAAATTGCTGTTCCTCGACGCTCTCAAGCGTGAGGTCCGCATGGTGCCAAATCTGGACGGGAACGGCTTTGTCAGCCTTGGCCGCTCGTCCTCGGATCTATCGAAGGCAGAGATGGGCGACCTGATGACGCTCATCGAAATGTTCGGCGCGAAGCACGGCGTCAAGTTTCACGAACAGGAGAACGCAGCATGACTGACCGATTTGACATTACCTTTGCCGAGGACAAGGGCGACGGGACGAAACGCTGGCACAACGTCGGCGCGATGTTCCCGGCCAAGAACGGCAAAGAGGGTTTTTCGATCAAACTCGTTGGCCCGCACGGCGTGACCTGGCTGTCCGCCTTCCCCGCGAAGGAGAAGGACCAGCCCCGTCAGGGCTCCCGTCCTGCGGCGCGGGATGACGATTCAGAGATCCCGTTCTGAGGAGGCGAAGATGACCCTGATCCTTCCCCGCCGCCGTTTCCTCGCTGGCCTTGTCGGCATCATTGCTGCCCCGGCCATCGTGCGCGCGGACAACATCATGAAGGTGGCGAGCGCGCCTATCGCTTCCGATACCGTCTTCGTGAGCGAATACAGGGATGCGTTCATCCGCGCCTTCGAGGAGCGCCAATTGCACCTCTTGCAGTGGGTAAGTTCCGTCGAACGTGATGGAGTTTTCTTTCTGGTGAAGGCCTCCTAATGGCCCACACCCTCCCCACCTTCGCCCCCATCGGCAGCCTCTTGAAAGGCGACAGGAAGGCCCGCAAGCCCGCCAAGACGAGAGCCAGGGATGACGCGCACCTTCGCTTCATCGCAAGCCTCCCCTGTGCCGTCTCTGGCGTTCAGGGGAGGACACAGGCCGCGCATTTACGGTTCGCGTCTGCGGAGTATGGCAAACCCATAACCGGGATCGGCACGAAGGCGTCGGATTGCTGGGTGTTGCCCCTATCGGTCGAGATGCACGACGAACAGCACCGCGCCGGGGATGAACTGGCGTGGTGGCAGTCCAAGGGAATTCACGATCCGCTATTGCTTGCTTTGCGCCTGTACGCCGTGAGCGGGGATGAGGTCGAGGCGCGGAAGATACTCGCGAGGATGTGATGGAAGACAGAAAAGCGATGATTGCGAAAGGCTTTTTCGTGGTCGGCCATGCGATGCTTTTCGCTGGGCTGGCCGGTGTCTGGATGGACCGTTACGTGCCGGGGTTCACCACGATGGCGCTGGGCATCTTCCTTATCGGCATTCCTGTCCTGTGGGCGGCTGACCGATGAGCAAGGCACTAGAAGCGGCTGTGAAGGCTGCACACGACCTTCTACTGAAGGAGCCGGGGCCGACATTCCATGACGTGTCTGTCGGCAAAGATGGCATCCGCGCCATCATCACCGCGTTTCTAGACGCGGCTGCGCGAGACGATGAGGTGTGCAGGCTGGTGTGGGTGGCGACGAACTTCGAAGCGAACGAGATCGAAGAGGGGCGCGCTGCGATCCTCGAACTGAAGGAGGCGGTCAATGCATCATGACTTCGACGAAGACGAGTGGGAGCGGGTCGTTGAAACTCGTCCCTGCACAAGTTGCAACGGCGATCTTCGGCAATGCAATGGCAGGTGTAACGGATCGTTCTCATACGGGATGAGGCGCAGGACACCCGCCGAAGTGGCGCGGATTAAGTCCGAACGCCGCATTTCCGCTGAAGACCGCATCTTGGCGGAAGCTGATGCCATTCGCGCACGCCGAGCCGCACTGAAGGAGAGCGTGGGGTGACGAGACGCGCCGCGCTCTTCAGGCAGACGGATCTAGCCCGCGCCATTCGCACCGCGAAGGCCGAGGGGATGCCGCTGGCTGGCGTTCGCATCAGTCCAGAAGGTGAAATCTTCGTCGCCTTCGTCAATGCCGAGCCAAAGCCGGCAACCTCATTCGATGAATGGAAAGCCAGAAGTGACGCGCGTAAGGCTTAAGGGCCTCAACAAGAAGACCGTGAAGCTCGCGAGCGGCGTGACCGTCACCTATTGGTATGCGTGGAAGGGCGGCCCCAGGTTGCCCGGCAAGCCCGGCTCCAACGAGTTCATGGCCGCTTATAACAAGGCGGTATCGGCGCGCACTGACAAGAGCGCGGGCACACTGCAAAGCCTTCTGGACGCCTTCCAGAAGAGCCGCAACTTCACCGGCCTTCGGGACCGGACCCGCCTCGACTATACCGCCAAGATCAAGGCCATCGAAGCCGAGTTCAGCGACTTCCCGCTGGCAGCCCTTGGGGACAAGCGCACTCGCCACGAGTTCATGGCGTGGCGCGACCGGCTCGCAGAGAAGTCGCTTCGGCAAGCTGATTATGCGTGGGTTGTCCTTGCCCGCATTCTGTCGTGGTCTAAGGGTCGCGGTCTGATTGATGTCAACCCCTGCGAGCGCGGGGGTAGGCTGTATGACGAGACGCGCGCCGACAAGGTGTGGTCGGCAGAGGATGAAGCTGCGTTCAAGGCCAAGGCACCGAAGGAATTGGTCCTTGCGCTGATGCTGGCCTTGTGGACCGGACAGCGGCAGGGCGATCTTCTGGCGCTCGACTGGTCAGCCTATGACGGCGAGAAGATCAGGCTTCAGCAGTCCAAGACCGGAACGCGGGTGACGATCCCTGTCGGCGCTCCGCTGAAGGAAATCCTTGATCCCTTGCGTGGTCAGGGGCGGATCATGCTGAACACGCGCGGACACGCATGGACGGAGGAAGGCTTTCGCGCCTCATGGGCCAAGGCGCAGCGCAAGGCGAAGGTGACAGGAGTGACGTTCAACGACCTGCGCGGCACTGCGATAACCCGGCTGGCACTCGCCGGCTGCACCGAGGCTGAAATCGCGACGATCAGCGGCCACAGCCTGCGGGACGTGCGCTCAATTCTGGACGCGAACTACCTGCACCGCGACACGCGGCTGGGTGATTCCGCCATGAAAAAGAGGGAAGAACACGAGAAGAAATTCCCGAACGACTTCCCGAACGCGAAAAAGCGTGGTAGCGTGCAAGAGTGATTTTCGCAGTTGAATCAACGCTTCGGCGGTGGCTGGGGGACCTGGATTCGAACCAAGATTCTCGGAGTCAGAGTCCGTTCTAATCCGTTGATTCGACTGCGCTTTGGTCCCGAAACAGAGGGAAAGCGCAGATGACAGATCAAGACGTTACGCTGGAAATCCCGAACGCTTCCCCCTCCCGAGACACGCCGGGAGGGGGGGGTTCCCGAGGGGAGGCGGGCGGGTGGCGCAAGATCGACGGCATCTTTCCCACTGACCGACTTCTGCTCTTGTCTGCGGTCGGATGGCCACCTGCGGCAATGCGGGGCGAGCCGTGGCCTGTGAAGGTCGGCGGCTGGTGGGATGAACGCTGGCACGTCTTCGGCGCGTCGTGGGAGCCTACCCACTGGCGAGAACTGCCCGAGCCGCCCGAATGGTCCCCGTGGCGCGAGATGGCGACAGCGCCGATGGATGGGACGGTCATCGAGATCATGGCCGAGGGCTATGACCGGCCATTCCTCATCAGGGGCGAACTTGGTTTCGTTGACGGCAGCGGGGCCGATTGCTGGTCGTGGGTGGCCGTTGAAGAGGGCAAGCACCCACCGTGCTGGTCTGGTGGCGCGTACTGGGACAGCAACGAAAACGAGATGCCATCAACCCCACCGCTGCGGTGGCGTCACTCCGCCCTCTCCCACCCCTCCGCAGGAGACCGGACATGAGTGAACACCCCATGACCGCGCTGGCAGAGAAGGTGGAGGCACTTGCCGGGCCGTGCCGCGAGACGGATGCAAAGATTTACGTCGCTGTCTACATCACACGGGGTGAGACAGGCCGTCCGATGGATGACGTTTACGAGCCTGCCATCGACGTGCCCCGCTACACCGCCTCCGTCGATGCTGTCCTCGCGCTGATCGCGGAGAAGATGCCGCGGGTTAGGTGCGAGATCGTTGGCGGCCTCGACTATTCATCCGCTCGTATCGTCACCGGATGGGGGGCTCGTCGGCGAGCGCTGACATACACCGTCGATCGTCCCGACAATTACGCCGCGATCTGCGCCGTCGCCGCCTTCCTCCGCGCCATGGAGAACGACAATGGCTGAGACGCCGCGCGATTGGCTCATCCGCAAGGGTGGCTATTTCTATCGACCCGACTTCTGCGGCTACACGACCAGGAAGGACCAAGCAGGCCGCTACACGGAAGCAGAGGCGCGCAGCGAGGCTGCTGTCGAGCCGTGGCACATGAAAGCCATCCATGAAGGCGAATGGCCCGACACGCCAAAGACAGATGGCACCGTATCCGCCTCCACCCACACCCGCGCCATGGAGGCGCTGAGGGAGGCGCGGGAGGTGCTGGCGGAAATCAGAGACGGCTACTTGGCCGACCAATCCGCCGAGCAGCAATTCGTGTGGGCTCAGCGCCGCGCAATCACCGCCCTCTCCCGCATCGCCGCCATCCTGAAGGACGAGCCATGACCCGCGTCGTCTCGTGGTTCTCGTGCGGGGCCGCAAGTGCGGTCGCCACCAAGCTCGCCTTGCAGGCTGCCCGTCTGCCGCACGGCGCAGGCGAGGTCGTGATCGTCTATTGCGACACGTCCAAGCGGGAGCACCCGGACAATATGCGGTTTCTCCGCGACTGCGAAGCGTGGTTCGGTCAGCCGATCCTGATCCTCGGCAATGACGAGTACGAGCGCGACCCAGATGTCGTGTTTCGCAAGACCCGCTTTCTTGTCGGGCCGTCCGGTGCTCGCTGCACCGCCGAGTTGAAGAAGAAGGTCCGGTGGGGCTTTCAGCGCCCCGACGACGTTGTGATCCTCGGCTACACCAGCGAAGAGCACAAGACGCGCTTCGAGCGGACGCAGAAGGCGGAGCCGATGACGCGGTTCTGGCCAATCCTGCACGAGCACGGCCTGTCCAAGGGCGATTGCCTGGCGATGCTCGAAAGGGCCGGCATTGAACTGCCCGCCATGTACCGCCTCGGCTACCAGAACAATAACTGCATCGGCTGCGTCAAAGGACAGGCCGGCTACTGGAACAAGATCCGGCGCGACTTCCCCGAGCGGTTTGCAGAGATGGCGCAGATCGAGCGCGAGCTTGGCCGGGCCATCTGCAAGCGCGAGTGGAAGGAGGACGGCGTGCGCCGGCTGGAGCGCATCCCACTCGACCGCCTGCCGCCAGACCTTGGGCGCTACGAAGACGAGCAGGAAATCCAGTGCGGCATCCTTTGCCACACGACCGAACTGACGCCAGCAAAGAAGCGGAGGGCAGCATGAGGTTTTGTCGAGACTGCAAATGGTTTGATGGCGGTGACGGCACGCGCTGCACCAACCCGTCTATGGCGACCGTTGACGCCGTTCAAGGGCCGCTGTCCGGCCACCCGAAGGGGTTGCGGGAGGATGGCGGGCGTTGCGGCCCTGGTGCTTCCGGCTACGAGCCCCGCGTGATCTGGTGGCGTCGTCTGTTCCCCACACCTCCCCACGGCGAGGAGGGGTAGCCATGGCGGGCTACCGGCCCAACTTCTCGCGGCGGGCAATCTCGCGCTCGACAGATTCGCGGATGAAGTCCGAGCGCTTCTCCTTTTCGGCCAGCAAGGCGTCGATCCGCGCAAGCGTCCCCTGAGGGAAGCGCGCTGGCGTCTGCTCGTCGTTGATCCGCTTCCGTCCCACGGTGGGTCTGGCCTTCTCGCCTTCGCCATTGCACGCGACAGCCTCACGGGCGGCCTCGGTTGCTGTGGCGGCATCTACCGCAAACCATTCGCCATGGGCGTGGGCGTGCCTCAGAAGCCAATGCGCTCGCAACTCTATATCGCGCGATCTCTCAACCGGAACCGGGAACGTAGCATGAATTTTTACCCGAGCCGCGTGACCGGTTTGGATGCCTCGCAACCGACTTCCGGGCTCTTTCGCCAGCCCGATCTTCATCGGCCCGGCTTCCGCTCCTGCCACATAAATCTGCATTTGTAGATATCACCTATCTTGACAAGATTATCTGATATCAACTAAATAGACGATGTCACTTAAGGAGGCAAGAGCAATGCCGCGTACCATTGAATCCTGCATCAAATCCGCCCGCCGCGCTTACAAACTAGAGCGCCGAGAACTCCGCGGAGGAGAAGTTTCCTGGATGGCCGTCGATCGCAGCGGCGTCGGGAGAGGCGTCATCGGGACCAAAATCGAGGGGGAGGACTACCTCGAAAAAACAGTCATGTTTCATGCGCTAAAGTCGTTCGACCCGAAGTACGACTGGCACGACCATGACTGGCACACGCTCGGCGGGCCAGCCGAAAGTCGCTGTCGGCAGATGATTGCTTGGCGGATGGAGCGCGAAGCCGCCGCCGAGGCGCAGCATGGATTTAGAACACTTGCCCTCTTGATGGCGGGGCAGGTGCGCGCTGCCGCCAGGAAGGGTAGCGCCAATGGCTGACGAATGGACCGATGCCGACCGTGAGCGGTTTGCCGGCATCTTGGGTCGATCCTCCAACCGCGCCCGCAATCAGCGAGCCGAAGAGGGCCGCCGCCGCGCGGCTCTCAACTTCATCGCTCCTGTCTTCGATGACGTGATGCGCCGAAGTGACGGCGACCTCCCGACCGGCGCGAGGGAACTGGTCGCGGGCGCAATGCTCGGCCTCACCCGAAAGGACACCCCATGACCGCGCTGGCAGAGAAGGTGGAGGCCCTCTCCCGCGTCGACGCTGTCCTGAAGGAGGACGAAAATGGTCAGCGATGACTTTTGCGAGCACGACTGGCCCGGCAGCGGGTGCAAGGAATGTGCGGCAGCGTGGGAGCGAGAGAAGGCCAAGCGCGGCGAGCGCATACGTCGCTGCATTCACTGCCTGCCGCTTTCGGAGCCGTGTTCCGACTGCCTTGACGATGCGGCAGCCGCCCAGGAGCGGGAACAATCGACACTGCGGAGGCGCATATCTCGCGCGCTGAAAGCCGCCCTCACCAAACGAGGCACAAGCAATGTCTGAAATTCCAGAAATCGCACCGCCGTCATTTGATACTGGAGACGAACCGCCGCACGCGCCCGCGTCGCATATGTCCCCGCAAGCAAAAGCGGTGGCCGCGCGCATGGAAGCCGATCTAGCGGTCGCCGCCAAGGACGCCGAGATCACCCGCCTCCGGGCGCTGGTCGAGGAGGCGCGGGAGGCGTTGGAGCCGTTCGTTCCGCCGCATCAGTATTGGATGGACGAGTATGCGAACGACGCGCTCACGCCGCTCAGTCGCGTCACATGGGGCGACATTCGCCGCGCCCGCGCCACCCTCACCAAGGCCAAGGCCAAGGCCAAGGCCAAGGCCAAGGAGCAGTCATGACCGAAGACCTGCGAAAGGCCGCAGAGGCGGCGACACCGGGGCCGTGGGTCGGCTTTTCCGACAAGGGCAAGCTGGCGGCCATCATGCCGGCTGGGCGGCCCGGTGACGTGTGCGTCTTCGAGCAGCCACCGTCTGATGAAGACGGGCGCTTCATGCTGCTCGCCAACCCCGCCGCGATCCTCGCCCTCTACGCCGAGCTGGACGCCGCCATAGCCCGCGCCGAGAAGGCGGAGGGGGAGATTACCCACTACCGCCAAGACACCGGCTACGTGCTCGGATGGAATGCGGGATGGGATGAGGCCTTCGGTCGCCTGAAATTCCCGACGATGCTGCGGAAAATGTGGAGCGGTGGCGAGGTCCAACGCTGGCTTGACGAGCAAAAGGCCGAGCAGAACGGACCCCCGGACGGATCGCTGTCCGAGCGTCTGGCCGCCGCCGAAGCCTCCCTCGCCGCCATTACGGCAGAGAGGGATGCGTTGCAGGCGGACAACGAGCGACTGGCAGCGGAAGCCTACCGCGACACGCTGGTCAAGGTTGTCCGGGTGGAACTGGCGCAGGAGAAGCGCCTCCGACTTAGCTACGAGCGCAAACTTGCTGCCCTCAAGGAGCCCACCAATGCCGAGTGACGAGATGGTCGAGAAGGCGCTTCAGCCAGAGGTCGAGGACGACAACGGCTCCCTCTGCGTGATGTGGCACAGGAGCGGAAAGATGTACGCGCTGACCACGAAGCCAGACGGATCGGTCGTTGCTACCGTGTCGCCGTTTTCGCGGTCGGCCCCGCCAGTCGCGGTCGGTGTCGAGGCGCTGTTCGCCGCCCTCACCGCCGCCATGGGGGAGGAGAAGCCGGTGGCGTGGCGGTCACGCTGGACCTACCCAGACGTATCGAGCGCCTGGATTATCACGCCGCATCGCCCCCAAGACACGACGCCACGCGGGCATCTTGCCACCTACGTGTGCGAGCCCCTCTTCGCCCACCCGTCCAGAGAGGACGTGGTGGAGGAGACGATCCCCGATGCGGCGGTTGAGGCATTCCTGCTCTCGTTCTACCCCGGCATGACCGTCGAGGAGATGGCGATGCACAACGGCGAAGACCTGCGTCCGGGCGCGCGAACTGCTCTTGCCGCCGCCATCCGCAAGCTGGGGGAGCGGTCATGACATGGGCCGATAAGTCACGACACGCCATAGAGGCGGCCCTTCGCACCCTGCCAGGGGATGCGAACGAGGACGACAGGCGCAAGGCCATCGACGCAGCCTATCCGTTCGGAGAACGCAGCCTTTTCCCCTACAAGGCGTGGCTTCGCGTCCGTCGAGAATACCTGCGGCCGAAGAACGGCGGGGTGCCTCGGGGATACATGTCGCCGCTGGACAGGGCGAAGCTCAGGGCTATCGGATGATATTGCCCTACATCTACCGCTGGGATCGACAGGGCCGGAAGGGCCAGCGGTGCAACGTCACGGCGCGGGGGGCTATGAACTCCTGCCGCGTCGAGTTCGATGACGGCTACCGGATGATCACCAGCCGGAACGCTATCAGGAAGGCGAAGGACGATGACTGATCTGGTCGGGGCTCGCCGGGGTGGGATATGCGGGCAGACGGTGGATGCTGTCTGGCGCAACGAACACGCCCCAGAACGAGCGGCCTACCGCGCCATGATCGAAGCCGGCAGGATCAGGGAGGACGGGAAGTGACGGAAGCAGACGCAGTTGTCGCGCTTGGCCTTGCGCTCCAAGGGATGCTTCTATCGATCAAGGGGATGGCGTGGGTGTGGCGAACGATGACGCCACTAATCGGTCAGGCGCGGCAGTCTGAGCTACATGCCCGGCAAGCTCAGGCCCGCGCCGAGGCGTATCGGCAAGAGGCGTATCGGTTGGCGACCTAAGCCCCGTCATCCTGCCAAGAATCAGTAAGGGCGCGGGCGAGGCTGACTACCTTGTCCGCTGCGTTGCCTTCGGTGGCGACCTCGATACCGCAGGCGGCATAGCCAGCGGCGTCCACGAATGAATCGGCGTGCGTCGGGTCATAGTTGGCCCGCGCGACCTTGAGCAGGATCATCGCCAGCGCGACCTGATGCGGCTCTACCCTAACGCCGAACAGCGTTGACCAGAGGCCAGCGACGGCGCGGAAGTTTGATTCCGGCTTGCCGTAGTTAGCGCCCCTGGATGCGACGGCCTGCTCTGCGGCTTTAAGACACTCAACCCGGTTCATACATTCACCTTGTGTCGTCCAACTTCGCCGCGTTCCGAGTGCAGGACGATAGCTTGCATGGATCGTCCAGCCCGATAGCCCATTGAACTGTGCCACGCGTCGCGGGCTGCCGTGGTCTGGAAACTCTCGACCACCACGCCGCCCACCTCGACCGCTGTCTGTGTGTGGATATGTCCCGTCAAGACCGCGCGAAATTTCGTGGCTCCCCAGTCTTCGGGGCGGGATGCAGCCATGATCATAGGCAAATCTTTCATCTTGGCAAGGTCCCCATGGGTTCCGCCCAAGAGATTAGCGCCAAATCGCCACCACCAGAAGCGTGACGGATCAGTATCCACAGTCACTCTTTCGTCATTGCGGAACCAAGCCCACAAGGCCAATGCTATTGCGCCCGCCGTGATTTCGTCATGGTTGCCGGGCAAGATGCGTGCAATGACTTTGCCGTGGCGCTCTAGAGCCTTCTCAACACAGAAGATCATGAACAGCAAGGCGGTCTGACGGACCTTGGAATGCCGGGTGTCGACGTCCAGAGCGTGACCAGACTTCGCCGTCCGGTTCTCGGGATTGTCAGCGTGCAAAAGATCGCCAAGCCCAAGGATGACCGCCGTCCCGCTGGCAGGGGTTGCCCCGACCAGCCGGGAGAACGTCTCACGGTTCAGCGCATCGGCAATGGAGAGGTCATAATCCTCGCCGGCTTCCGGCCCGTAGGCATAGAGCCCGAAGTGGCTGTCAGCTATGGGGAAGATCGTCGCCAGATCATCAGCGACAACGGGAGGCGGTGCAGAGGCTCTGGGAGCCTCGTAGGCGGCAAAAGCCTCGCGGATGGTGTCTACCCATTGCTGCGGGCTGATCTCGCCTTCCTTGGTCTTGATCCACCGCTGAATGACCCTGCCATCAGCACCGACTAGCGCACTCTCGCCTTTGACCACATGCCCGTCAGGGAGTGTGTATTCCTCGCCAGCGGCAGGGCCTTGCTTGATCCACTCCCGCTGTGTCTCCCCGTCCGGCCCTAGCTGGGTCGATGTGGATTTAATCTCGAAACCGGGAAGCACTGGCTTGGTCCCGAGAAGACCGCGACGGGATGCGATCTGCAATCGGCTGGAAGCGGTCGTACGGGCGATCCCGAGGACTTCCGCTGCCTTCGTAGCACCGAGGGCTTGAACGGCCTGTGCGGTCTTTAGAAGGTCTTCGTCTGAAGCGTAAGCCGGCATCAGCGTGGCGCGCTCATGACCCATGGGATAAGGCCGCTAACCTTCGATGCGAGGAAGCCGCCAATTCCCACCATGATGAGGACAACCCACCGGACGCCCTTGGCCTGCGTAAGGAGGTCATGAACCTCCGTCAGTTTGGTATCCATGAGGCCAATCTTCTCGTTGAGATGCCCCACCTGTGTTTCAAGGCGGATCACCTTGTCGCGGATTTCCATGCTGTCGCCCAAGGTCACCTCCCGAGCATTCGACAAATTGCGGAAGACGGGACCATGAGCGTGATGCCGGAGACGGGGGCGAAGGGCGTTGCCATGCCGCCAACAAAGACCCCCACGAGTTTGCCGGCCATGGAGAAGACGCCGCCACCGGACATGCCGGGCATCCCGGTAATGTCCATGATGTGCGCGACCTTCCAGATGGCCCGCTCATCTTCCTTGGTGGAAATGAACCCGTTGAACTTGGCGAAGGTGATGTTGCCGGGGTTGCCGAAAGCCTGGATCGCATCACCCTGACGGAGCGTCCCGCAGGCGATCTGTGCAGCCGGGAGAACTGCGCCTTCGTATTGGATCACGGCGATGTCGTGGGCCTTCGCAATCCAAAGGACTTTGGCCGGCATTTTCTTGCCGTCGTGGGTTTCTATTTCGATGGAAGGGGCACCCTCGACCACATGGGCTGCCGTGAGGACCATGCGGTTGCCGATCACGGTCCCCGATCCATGACCGCCGCCAACGTGGATTTTCACGGAAAACCGTTGAGGATCGACGGGGGCACAAGCCAACAGGGAGAGGCAGAACAGGGCAACGATAGCCCATGCACCAATGTAAGCAGCGCGTGTCATCTGCGCCCCCTGATAGCGCCCGCGAGCGCGGTGATGCCCTGTCCGATGACGTGAACGCCGAAGAACGAGAGCAGGATGGCCCCCTGGTATGATTGGAAGGGCTCGGGGAATTTCGGGATGGCCCAACCGAGGCGGAAACACGTGTCCGCCGCCACCAGATTGAGGTGCAGGACGAAGGGCGCGGCGATCAGGAACGTGATGAGCCGCATTTCCCAGAAGCCGGCGGTGGCTAGCCGGATTTCCTTGGCAGCGGCGCGGTCTGCCATCTGCCGCTCAATGTCCTTGATCGCGACATCGGCAATGAGGCGCTCGGTCTCGTTCGCAGCCTTCAGCCGGGCTTCATAGGCGCGGGTTAGCTGTCCGATAAGGTCGCCCGTTACCCATTTCAGGATCGCGCCCCAGAACATCACTCGCCCCTGTTGAAGGTGATGCGCCCTGACAGGACGAGCCACGCGAAGACGCCGCCAACAGCCAGGATGGCGAGGAAGGCAATCAGGCCGTAGGCGTTTTCGATGTTCGGGAAAGCAAAGCCGCCGCCAGTGAGGATGCTCAGCAGGATGGCCCACAGCGACTTGGACTGGACGGGCGGAACATCATCGGGCTGGGCGTTGCGCTCCGTTGCCTTCTCAGGCTCTACGTCCGGGTCTTCCAACTTCGCCGCCTTGATGGCAGCCAGAAAGTTCTTGTGAAAGCCGGCGATAAGCTGGGCCTTGTCCGTGCCGTTCACGATGCGGCGGGCGTTGACCGGATCGTCCTTCGTCTCGTTGAAATAGTCCGACAGCTTTTTCCCGGTGAACATGCCCTTGATGCAGCCGTCAAAGAGGGCCTTCAGAGCGATAGGCCACGTCATAAGCTGGCCGGGCCGGGTAGCGCCGAACTTCCGGTGATTGGCTTCCCAGGTGACCTGCACAAGGCCCTCGCCAACCCACGGATAATATCGCTTGGTCCGCAGGTAGCTTTCGCCGCCCATCTCACGAACGGGCTGCATGGTCTTGGCGGTTTCCCAGAACGTCGTGGCGAGCATGTAGGCAAGCCAGCGGTCATCGGTGATCTTGCGCCGATCCCACTCGTCAAGGATGCGGGTGAGGCCGTCCACTTGCTGAGAGGTCAGCCGCCCGCCGAAGGGAGCATTGCGGACGTAGTTCATGAAGATGCGGCGGTTCATCGCTCGCGCTCCCTGATGTTCCGGTTCATGTCGAGGACGAAGAGGCCCAACAGGGCGAGCGTGATCAGACCAACGGCGATGATCGCCTCGGCGGGAAGGTCCATGGCTTGCCTCTCGGGCAGCAACCGGCCATAAACTCCACCCGCGAATGCAACCGGAGGCGTTCATGACTGATAGGGGTGATGATGAGATAGAAGCGCGCCTGGCAGCCGTTGAGGCGCTTATTCAGCAGGCGATTCTTAGGATGGCGTCGGTTGCCGATCCAGATTTTGGCGACATCATCGAAGGCACCGCAGACCAGATGGCGAGCGCCATCGGTAATCGGATGAAGCAAGGCCCAACGGTTCTAAAGCATGTGGACCGGATACTGGCACCAGTCAGGAGAGAAGCCGCCGCCCATCGCGCCCGCCTGAAGATGCGGGAGACCTATCGGGACATTGACGGCTAGAATTCGTAATTCGCCCCGAAAATGTAAAAATCAGCGGTCGCCGCCGCGCCCTGTGCCGTCGTGAGGGAAAGATAGAGCGTCAAGGAAACGCCCGCTCCGCTGCCGTATAGGTCCGTGTCAGTGACTGAGATAGAGAGCGTCTTGCGGGCCGTTGTCAGGGATGAATAGACCTGCGTCGTTGAACAAACGGCCCCCGTCTTTCCTGTCCCCGTATAGATTCCGCCAACCGCCGTCGTCAGCGAAATCGAGGCGCTGTGAACCCAGATGGAGTGAAGGCGAAACTTCGCATAAGGGTGGGTGATCGTGAACGCCTGATCGGCGGTCGAGTTCATGTTAGCGCCGGTCAACTTCGCGACCTGAAGAATGCCGGGCTGCACGTTATAGTCGGCCATTACGCACGATCTCCAAGCTTGATTTGAATAATCTGGATGTAGCCGGGCAGCCCGGCATCAGCGGACCCGCCCACGTCGGCACCGTCGCCACCAGCCCCGTTATCGCCGGTTGCGCCGCCATAACCACCAACGTCATAGTGGCCATGCTGTCCGTGGACGCCCGGAATGTTCTGCTGCGAGAAGGTCCAGCCGGTCGGGAATTCAGCCGTTCCGCCCTGATCGGGGGTATTGGTTGCGGCGTTGCCGGAAAGCCCGCCCTGACCGGGGGTTGCCCCGGAGGCGTTGCCACCAGGCTGACCGCCGCCGAACTGCAATTCGAGTTCGTCCAGCCCGCCTGAGATTGCGAGGGGGAACTTTACGTAAGCCGTGCCACCAGCAGCCCCGGCAGAGGCAGCAGCGGGAATGACGATATCCATGACGGTTCCGGGCGTGACGTTGTAGATAAACCAGTCGTTGCCGCCGCCCTGTCCGCCACCACCGCCAGCGGCATAGGCTGTTGCGGAGCCACCACCGCCACCGCCACCACGCCCCCGGATGATCAGGGCGTAAACGTCGGTTGCAATCGTCAGAGTGGTTGTGGTGCCGCCGCCGTAGTCATTGGCGACAAAGCCCGTTCCCGAGCCGATGGCCCGGTAAACACCAAGCGAGTTCATGATGTAGGTGGTATCGGTCAGGCCGCGAGCCGTGCTTTCGTTGGCGAAGGCCGAACTGTCGATGTTCTGATAAATCAGCTTCGACCAGCCGAGGACGTTGTTGCTCTCCATCAGGAGGTTGAACGAGCCGGCTGCGGGGGCAGATGCCGCGTAGTTGCCTGTCGAGTTGGCAGCCCTGAGAATGACGGAACGAGCCGCGCCCTGCTCCAGCTTGGCAATGGTGACGTTGTTGTCAGCGATCTTCGCTGTCGTCACGCTGTCGGAAGCAAGGCCCGCAGCAGCAACCGTTCCGAAGCCGAGAGTGGTCCCCGAGACGCGAAGAACCTGGCCGTCCGTTCCGGTGATGTCGGCAACGTCACCGGTCGAGTTCGCGGAGCGCCCAACGACGGAGAGAGCCGCGCTATCGCGAAACTCGGCATTGCCGATTGCCCCGTCTGCCAGACCGCTGCCGTCAACAAGGCTATCAATGGCAAGTTCGATGTCGGACAGGGTTTCCGCAGCCGAAGCGGCGGGCACCTGCGTGTTGGCAACAGGCTGAGCAAAGGCGTTCGTCGGCAGCGTGTAGCTGCCCCCGGAAATCGGCATGGCGATGCCCTCAGGTCTTGATGATGATGGGGAGAACCAGCGTCGGCTGGACGTTGTTGTGAGCGTCACCCGAGCCGGACGAGCCCGAGGCGGTTGAACCGGTCAGCGAGACGGTCTGGTCGCCGGCGGGCTGGCGAAGCGATTCAAGGAGTTCGCCGGCCTCAAAAGCCCCAGACCCGACCACGAGCCGGCCTGATGTCGGAGTGCCGAAAGACCCCCCGGACGTGCCCCACCCGTCCCGAGGCACGACAACCTGGGAAGCCGTGGTGTGGGTGTGCGCGGCAAGCTGTGCGGAGGTCAGCGTGTGGGTTTCGGAGCCGCCAGCAGCACCGATGACATCGCCATTCACGCCCCCGGACTGGTTGGTGAGGCGGTTGGCGGATGTGCCGCCCATGATGTCAAGGCCAGCGAGAACGCGACCGCGCCCGTCAGGAACAGTGAAGGTCGTCGACCCGTCGCCATTGCCCCACGGGAAAATGGTAATCGTCACGCCAGAGGCAGAACCGGACGCGGCCTGAGACAGTGTGATCGTGGTGGCTGTAATTGCGGCAATCGTGGTGCCCGAAACGATGCCCGAGCCCTCAATAACCGCTCCCTCAAGGCCAAGGCCGGTCAGGTCAGTCGAGACGGAGGAAAGCGTGGTCGTGCCGTTGGTCGTCGCCGTGCCCGTGGCTGTGATAGCCGTCAGAAGCGCCGAGTAGGTGGAACGCGAGACAGCCTGACCGCGCGCAAAGAGCCACCCGGACGGGGCCGTGATGCCGCCGAAGTGCGACATGGTTCCGGTCGGAACGAGGCCCGCACCGTAAAGCGCGCCCGAGGTCAGAGGCCCGTTAAATGTCGTTGTGCCGTTGAAGGTGGTGGTGGCAGAGAAAGCAGCCGCAATCGGAAACAGAACGTCGTCGCTATCGGCAGATGCGACAACCACACCATCTTTCACGATGCAGATGCGCCCGGAAATCAAGGCGATGCCGGTGTCGGTATCGCTGCTGAACGAAAAGCCAGGGGCAAGGGCCGAGCCCGCAACACCCTTAAGCGCGCCAGTCATGGCCCCCACGCCATCACGGGCAAGGGACGCCGTGATCTCGCTTCCGATGTCGCTCAGGCGGCTTTCGAGCTTGGTAGCATCGGCAAGGGTCGATGGCTGGAGTGGTGCCGTACCGCTCGGGGGATTGTAGGCTGACGAGCCGTTACGGGGCATCGGCTTCTCCAATAGAAAAAGCCGCCCTTGTGACGGGGCGGCTGATAGGGCATGATTGGCGGATGGATCGGAAAGAGATTGACCTAGAGCCGCACCAGTGGACGGCTCGCGTTGATGATGTAGAACAGCCAAAACCACCGGAGCCGTTCTGGGGTCCGGGCTGGGGCTTTGGTCTTCAGGTCCTGATTGTTTCCATCGTGGGCGGGATTATCGCCCACTGGTGGAGGGGATACTAAGCGCGCCCGGCGCTGCCGAACCGCCGCCCAGAGCGCCACGCATCACAAGTTCTGCAATCCTGCGGCGTGCATCGGCATTGGACTGCGACTGCTGAAGAACCGTCCCGATCTGTGAGGCGGAGCCGCCACGGGACAACAGGATTTCCGCCAACTTCTCGCGAACCTGCGCGGTGTTGCCGGTCATGCCAGAACTAGCTCGCGACATCAGATTGCGAGCAGCCCCACTCCAGTTTCCAGAAAGCAGATTGCCGAAGATTTCAGGCGAAAGGCCGGTTGACGCACTGTCTGCCAGATTATCGGCTGTCTTTGACCCACCCATGGCCGCATTGCGCGTCTCGAACATGACGTTTTCGCGCCCAAGGCGACGGTCGAGAAGCGGAGCCTGCCCCGGACGGGAGAATGCCGGAAGTTCTGCCCTTGCAGCATCGGACGTGAAGTCGCGGGCCTTGTTGACGCCCTGCGCTGCGTTCTGGACACGCTCCGTCAGAACGTCCCCGTAACCGGAACGGAAGCCAGCCTGCTGCACCGGGGACATGCCAGAGAACGCCGCAGTGGTGTCCTCGAAACGGCCTCGCGTTGCGGCCTGGCGACCCGTCTGGATTGCCTCGATACCCTGGCTTGCGGTGCGGTAAGCATCGCGGGCTTTTGCATACGGAGCCGAGGCGGACGCCAGCGCGTCGTCAAGAGCGTCGCGGATGGGAATAAGCGCCCGCTGCTGCTTGCTGGTCGCGCGCTCAATCAGGCTGTCGATTTCGCCCTTGGCAGCAAGAACGTCGTCAAAGTTTGACAGGACAGAACGCCCATCCGTCAGGAATGAACGAGCGCGGCTGACGGCACCCTGCACCGAAGTATCGGAAATTGCCGATGGCGTGGACACCACCCGATTGATGCCGGGGCGCAGCACGTCGTCAGCCTTTTGAATAGCCGCAGTCGGATCAACCGCGCCAGCCTGCCGGCGTGCGTCACCATACAGAAGGTTTCCCTCTGCCCGACGTGCCGCCGTCTGGATTCGCTCAAGCGATGCCGCAGTTTGAGACGAGCCGAAGGCATCATCGAGGGAGCCCGCAATGCGTCGGCCCTGTTCTGCCTGCCTGCCGTCAAGGAACTCCACCGCCTGAGTGCGACCAGCCCCAGGATTGCGGGTGACGGTCGAAAGCATCCTCTGCCCGGAATTGCCCATGGCATCGGCAACGGTAAAGACGCCCTGCCCTTCCCGAGCGGCTGCGGCCACGTCGTCAATGATCTGTTGCGGAGCCCTGCCGCTTTCGGAGATGGCGCGGGCGACCTGATCCTGTGCGAAACCCTCTGGATTGCGCCGGGCTGCAATGTTTGACGTGATCGGGGAGGCAACTCGCGAGACGCCAGCCACGACGCCGGGAAGAACACCACCAGCTACGCCACCGATAACGCCGCCCTGAAGCGCGCCAGTCACGCGGCCCTCGCCTGATCCGGTCAACGCTCCCGTTGCAGCGCCATAAGCAGCGCCATCAGCAAGACCGGCAAGAGAGCGGGCACCAAGCCCCGCATTGGGTGCAAGGTAGCGTCCAGCGGTCAGGCCAGCCCTCGCAGCACCGACGCCCGTTGCGACGCCAGCGCCGACTTCGGCAACCGAGCCCAAGAGCCCATCGCGTGAACGGTCCTGCTCAAGAGCGAGGTCTTCGCGAGCCTTGGCATAGTTGTACCCCTCAACCGGGTTAAACGTGCCGCGACGGACCATCTCGAAAGGCGTCATCGCCCCTGCGATAATCTCATCGGCAGCGCCGAAGGTAAGGCCCTGCATGATCTGCCGCTGAAGCCTGCCAGAGCCCGTCCCGCTGCGCTGAAGGTCTTCCCGAGCGGCGCGGCGATACTGGTCATCCTGCGGCCCCTTCTCAGCGGCGGTAACGACAGGCGCGGCGTCCCACCAGTTCCCACCGGCGGTTGGCTTTTCGGCCTGTGCAAGCGGGGCGGATTCCCACCAGTTAGCCATTAGGGCTTCCTCCGCACGGAGCCGTCAGGGGCAACAAACTCATCCCCACTACGCAGGGCGGAAAACTCTTCGGGCGTATTGATGCGACGCGGTCCCGATCCGGCAGCAGCCGGGGGCGTGCCGGGCTGACCGCCACCGGGGCGGAAATAGTCCCTGCCGCGAAGCTGCTGGACGCGCGTCTGCTGAAGCTGCATCTGCCGCTCAGCAAGCGTGATCATGCGGTCGATCGTGCGCTGTCGAATTTCCGGAGGCGTGGACGGATCGCCCAGAATTTCCTTGAACTGCGCCATTTCGCGGTCAGTCGTTGCGCCCTTCAGCGTCGCAGACATCGCCTCGATAGCTTGGCTGCTCATGATCTGGTTAAACTCGCGAGACGCCTTAGCCTTCTCGGGGTCAACAAGCAGGCCTGCGCCGGGGATACCGGACGTTCCGATCATGGTCGCTGCGCCGGCAAGGCGGCCAGAGAATGCCTGGCTGTTGAGTTCGCGGGCTCGCTGAAGCTGTCCAAGCGTGTTCTGGATAATCGGCACCTGATCTTCGGCTTCCATGATCGCCCTGCGGTCAGCCGAGGAAAGTTCTGGGCTATCGCGGAAACGACCGGTCAAGGCGTAGTTCTGATACTCAGGCGTACCGGGGCGAAGGCCAAGGCGCTGCGCCTCTGCCTCGCGGGTCCTGATCTGCGCCGGGATTGTCTCGCTCTGCTGATCGGGAAGAGCCCCGGTCAGGGCGTAACGCTGACGGGCCTGACCCGTGAGCCCCATCCTGTCAGCCTCTGCCTCGCGGGCTCGCGTCTGCGCTGCAAGTGCCTCAGGGCTGTTCGGAACAGGGGCGGCAAGCTGGCGCTGGCTGGACTGGATGCCGAGACGCGCGGCTTCATTCGCAAGACGCGACGCTTCAAGCTTCGCCGGGTCCGAGTTCTGATATGCCATCAGAGCAGCCTGCCGAACCGTGGGGGAGACGTTCGGATTCATGATGGCCTGCATCAGACGGGCTCGCTGATCGCCGGGAGCCGGGGCCGCAGCAGGAGCCGCAGCGGATGCCGTGGGCTGGCCTTGTGCCGTTGCCGGTGCCTGTGCCGCAGGAGACGCGGAACCGCCGCCCATGACCATCTCTCGCAATCTGGCGATAGGATTGGCTGAAGGGGCCGCTGCCTGCGGTGCCTGCTGTGTCGGAGCCTGACCACCAAGGCCAGCGCGAAGCGTGTCAGCCTCACCGGGGGCAAGGGACTGCTCATCGCGAAGCATCATCAGGCGGTCGCGCTCGTTAAGGCCCATCATGCCGGCAATCTGCTGGCGTGCGGCTGCCTGCTGTGCGCCTGCCGGGGGCTCAAGGTTTGGACGCGGCTGCGGCATCGGGGCCTGCATCGGCCTCGCCACCTGCTGCCCCATCATCATGCTATCAACTGAAGGGGCGGCAGGCTGAGTGATCTGCTGACCCGCCATCATGCTGTCCATTGACGGAGCCGGTGACATGGCCTGCGAGGGCTGCATTCCAGCGCCCGCGCGGGTGATCTGATCGAATGAACGCGCGCGCGGGTCCATCGGGCCGGGGGCAGCGCGGCGCATCTGATCGAATGAACCGGCAAGATCGGGAGCCGCCAGAGCGCCACTGTCAGGCAGGTTGCGCCCGTCAATCATGGGAGCCGGGTCAGACCCATCGCCACCGTCAAGGCTGTCAGGACGCGGCGCAGCGGGGGGAGCGGTCGGCAACTGAAGGCCGGACGCGATCTGCCTGATTTTCGCGGCGTAGTTCGGATCGGTGGCGTAACCGGACGCGCCAAGAGCCTGGATTTGTGCATCGAGGCCCTGCGCCTGAAGCATCGGGCGATAACGCGGGTTCCGCTGAAGGAACTGTGCGTATCCATCGGCGCTTTCACCCATCGAACCGTAAGCGCGGAAGCTGTCTCGGGTGCGGATGGGCTGGCCGTTGACAACCTCCGTCGTGGCGAAGGTGTTTCCACCGGGCGCACCGTGGCTCTTGATGCCGAAGAAATTGTTGCCCGGCGCACGACGCCCCCAGCCGCTTTCGAGGGCGGCCTGTGCGATGACAATGCGCGGATCAACGCCCGTCTGCTGTGCCACCCGCTGGGCGTGCGGCATCATCTGGGAAATAAACTCCTGCGACCCGCCGGAGAACGACGCGGGGGCAGCGGGAGACGCAGCGGGAGAAGGCGAAACTGAAGCGGAAGCAGGAGATGCACCAGCCGGAGCCGTCGCTTCCATCCCGGTAGAACCCGACACGGTATCGGGACGGGCCGTGCCGAGGATGCCGGCCATGGCTTCCTGATCGACGCGCTTCTGCTCGGCGTCGGCCTTGTCCATCCCCAAGACGCCCGTAACGCCAGTCAGGGCGCGGGCAAGGCCCTGCGTCCAGTGCCTAATCGGCTCCGTCGAGGTGCCCTGTCGCTGCATCATCTCATACAGCTTCCGGCGCGTGGCAAGGTTGCCCTCTTCGCCGGTATAGAAGAAGCCCTGAGCCATCAACGCTTCCCCTTCTTCGTAGCCTTGGCGTAGTCAACCATCAGCAGGCCATCGGGCCGCTTGACGACCGCGCTCGGCTTCTTCCTCTGGACTTCCTGAGCCAGAAGGCCGACTTCCGGCGTCGGGTCGCCCTTGAAGTTGTATTGGTAGATGCCGAGCCCGTTGTTGGTGTTGCCGACCTTTTCGATGTTCTCTTTCACCCGTTCGTCCGACATCTTCAGAAGCTGGACGCCCGGCGTAGCCAGTCCGAAAAGGCCGCCGAGAAGGCCCATATTTGACTGGTTTTCCGCCTGCCATGCCTGCATGTTGGCGTTATGAGCGGCCTGTGTAATGCCGGCCACGTCGGTGTTGGCCTGCGACACGCGGGGCGCATTCGCAGGCTGGAATGGCGTCACCTGCGAACCCGACATCAGCGCGGAAATCTCGTTGATCGGCGCATTGCGCTCGGCAGCGATTTCCTGATTGATCGTACCGCGTGCGTCCAGTTCAAGCTGGTTATAGGCGTCCGAACGGTTCTGCCCGAAACGGCGCATCTCCGCATCAAAGGCCGAAGAACCCGCCGCAACGCCCTGATTTGCCAGACGGGTGCGAAGGGCTTCCTCCTGCTGCTGCCACTGGGGGTCGATGCGGGAACGGCGCATGTCCGCCAGCTTGCCCGCCCGCTCATTGTCGCCAAGCTGCATATTGGACCCGAGAAGGCCCCGAATGCGCGACGACTGCTCATTGCCGATGTTGGCGAGCGTCTGCTGGGTGCGCTGGTTGGTGTCGAAAAGCCCCTGGTTCGCAGCGGAATACTGCTGCGTTGACTCATACCGGGGGGTGCCGTCTGCCCATGTGCCAATCTGGTTATAGGTCAGCTTATTCCCGGAAGCGTCCGTCTGGTTGACAGCCTGAAGCCCGAAATTCGTGATCGCCGTTTCGCGATTGGATTTCGTCTGAGCCTCTGCCGTCACCTTCGGATCGGGAGCCGGGGGCGGGGAACTAGCACCCATAGGGCCACTCCTCCTTCAAAATGCCAAAGATCAGCGCATCGCAGGAGCCGAAGCCCTTGCGTTTCGTGCCTTCGTAGGTTGCGAACTTGTTGAGGACCCTGACGGCGCGCTGGTTGTCAGACCGCGTTATCGCAGTCACCCGGCAGCACTTCAGTTCCTCGAATGCGTAATGGCCCAGCCGCCTCAGAAAAGCCCGAGGCCAGCTTGCGCCGATGCCAACCACGGCAACGTCAATGTCATGCTGGTTCCAATTCTGGAACACACAGCCGCCGATGACCTCGCCATCCCGGACAATGCCGAAGGACTGGTGAGGCCCTGCCATCACCGTTCCGAGCCGGTCGCCGCACCATTCGGTGATGCGGGGGCCAGTCTCAATCGTCCACATCAGACGGATTCGCCCGCCTCGTAAGTGAGGTCAAAGCGGTAGATTTTCGTAACAGGATCGCGGGCGGTCGAGCCGGCCATGTCATAGCGGAAGGCAACGGCCAGAGCGTGCCCGGAGCCATAGACGGAATACATCCGGTTCACGATGGACGAGCCACCAGCCCAAAACTTCTCATCCCAGTTGCCGACGTTCCAGATCAGGGAGTTTGCAGAACTTCCAAGCTCCGTCTCAGGAGGCCAGAACGCGGTATCCCAGGCTGACAGGTCCCAGGTGAAATAATTCCCGGACCTGATCGTCTGTTCGTATTCCTCAAAGATCGGTTCAAGGTTGTAATCGGTGGCTATCGACAGGTAGATTGGCGTTGAATCCGACCCTTTCCACAAAACGCGGGTTGTCACCGCTGTCTTGATGGATGCCGGTTCGCCAAGGCCACTGAATGCCCCGATACCGAACAGGGAAACGGACTGATCATTATCAAGGGAGCCGGTTTCGGCTTGCCTGATTTCTCCGGAGGCCGCGCCGAAATAAAGACCGTTGTCATGTTCCACCCAACACAGGGCGTTCATGCCCTGATAACGGCACCATGCGCCGTTGAGTGTGTTCATGACGTATTGTTGATTAAGTCCGGTGGACTGGTTCGGAACATTGACGATGAGCATGTTGCCCGCCGCGAATCCCACCGTCTGCCAGCCGAAAGTGTCCTGGTTATCCCTCACAGCGTCGGCATATGCCTTGCGGATGTTCCTCGTCAGGGCAGCCTGCTGTGAGGCCGTCCGGTCAAGGTTCATCGAAGCGCCGATGGAAATCAGACCGTCCTGCGTGAGGACAGCAATATCGCCGCCGAACTTGGCCAGACACCGATACCCAAGAGGACGGCCAATCGTATAGCGCCCCTTCAGGGACCATGTGGTGGTCGAAGACGGGTCGGTGCCCTCGAATAGAAGAACCTCGCCTTCAGACGAGACGAAGGCCGTGCGGTCATCCATGCCAGCGCCGCTGTCGGTTGACCACGTGAGGCCAGCGATGATCGCACCGCCCTTGGTCAGGAGCGCGCCAAGGGGAAGTTCCGTCGCAGCGCCGCCAATCGAGGATGCCGAGAGATACCAGACGGACGCGGAATTAAGCTGGCAGAAGAACAGTCGGGACTGCGACGAGAACACGTTGACGAGCGTCCCCGCACCACCCGTCACGCCTGTGATGGCGGGCGTCGCGGCAAAAGCCGTCCCGTTGTAGTTGATCGGGTGATCCGACCCGTTGCAGGCAATCAGGAACTGCCCGCCAGAGGTCGCGAAGTTAACCGACTGCCACCTGTCCGAGGTCGCCGTTGACCAGACTGCCGCACCGACTGCACCGGAAGACGATGCGTCATAGATGTTCGCCCCGCTGGCCCCGAATAGCTTCCGCGTCGTGCCGGAAACAAAGGACATGAGGCTTTCGACATCATCGCCAAGCCCGGTCGAGTGGACAAGCGATCCATAGCGCGGCCTGACCCCATCAGGATCGGGAAACCAGTTGTCGAGAACGGGAGCATAACCCGGCTCCATTTCGGCCAGAGACTGCTCCGTATTCCAGCCCTTGACGGGGGGCTGTATCTGCACGGTCTTGGTCCGGGGCTCCTGCGCGTTGGTCTTCCGCTTGGAAATGCGGGCGGGGAATTTCACTTGGCCACCTGGGAGACGCGCATGGAACGGTCTGCCTGCATCCGGTATTCAACAGCAGCTTCGTATTCCGCCAGTTCATCGTCGAACGGACGGCCTTTGAGGCGACGCCAGCGCCATTTCATGCCGAGAACGATGATGTCTTCGGGGATGACGGAATAATCCGTGTCTTCCAGAAACTCAGCCTGAAGTGACCCCGTGGCCGAGCGGACCCAATAATTGGAGACATATTCCAAGGTCACAGTGGTCGCTGGCGCTGGGGCCACTTCAAGGGTTGGCTTCCGGATGAGATACCGGGGGGGCGATCCAGACGGAGCCCCGCGCTTCAGGTTCATCTCGGCATCCGAAAGAGCGCCACGGATGGGCGTGGTTCCAAGGCGGACGGGGGAGCCCATGGTCGGGCGTTCATAGTCAACCGGGAGCGTGCCCGGCGTGGTGGCGTAGGTCTGCGTGCTGACCAGTTCGCCCCAATCATGGCGGCGCACAAGCTCTTCGCCCGTCTCTTCGCAGAGCAACAGAAGTTCCTGCTCAAAGCGGTTGGGGTTGCTGTAAACGGACGTGACGCTGGGTTGGTTAAGGAGGATTGCCGTTTCGGCGCACATCGAAAGGAGGCTCATGGGCAGAGCCCTCCGACCCTTACCCGAGCGCGGGAAAGCTTCGACATCTTGGAATAGCGCATGGCGGAGGCAATCGCGGCTTTTGCAAGCCCATCAGCAGCGCCAGCCCGATCCGTGTCGCCGGTGTAAACCGCTGCTTCAAAGATCGTCGTGTAAAGGTAGATGTCAGGGTATTTCGTCAGCAGCCAGTTGACCTGGTTGGTCGAGGTTTCCAGCGCCGGGATGGACGAGAAGTAGTTGAGGCGTACCGTCGCCACGGCAGCCGGGCGGATGCGGAGCGTGTCGCCATTGATGATGAAGCCGCGCGCCGTGCCAGCGGTAAATTCCATGATGGAATTGTCTTCGCTAAGAGCCGGGATGATGATCGGCGGGCTTCCGGTCACGTAGATCGACCGCACCTCAAGGAAGTCGGTCGGAAGGGCAACTTCTCCGTCCGCATCCGTGGTCAGGTCGTCGCTTGCCTCCTGATCGCGAAGGCGCAATTCCCGATCAAGCTTCAGTTCCGCCATGCGGACAAAGCGCGGCATGACATCAACGAGGTCGGTCCTGTTGATGTGCTCGCCAACGGCAAGGACAAGTTCGGAGAAGTCAGCGATTGCGCTCATACAGTCCCCGATTTGGTTCGGAAAGCACGGTTGTCGCTGTCATTCAGCCAGCGGGAGATATACCGCTCGTCGCCCTCGGTATGGGCTTCCTGAAGCTGCGAGAAGAACAGGTTCATCGGCACGGAGGCAACCCGATGCCAGTCGCCCTGCCAGTTGTTAGAGGCAGCGTTTCGGGCGATCTGGTTCTCTTCAATCGTGTCATCTACGGGCATGTCAGTGCGGAACGTCACAGACCCGTCCGGTTCATGGCGTCGCCACGTCTGTTTCCCGGTCTTCGGGTCCCAGGTGACGAGCGTCCAGTCGCCGTCCTTAATCAGCATCGCGAACCCAAGAGAGGGAACCCGCCTCAATGCCGGGCAACGCGTCCATCACGTCCATGTCGAGGACAGTGCCGGCGGTGGTGCGGTCTTCACCGACCCAGAAGTCGCGGATAACGCGGACGCGGATCGTGTAATCGGCAATAGCGGTTGCCACGCGCGGGGGACGCCCCCGGCGTTTGGGTTCTTCGGTCATTCGGTATCCCCAAAAGGAAAGGGGCGAGCCGAAGCCCGCCCCCTCTGATGTTGTGGTCAGCCCCGTTACGAAACGGCAGCCGAGAACGGCGTCGCCTCAGTACCGGTAGCCGAGCCGGACACCATGACGGACCACTTGTTGGCCGCCACGTCGGTCAGGGTGATGCTGTCACCGACAATGCCGCCCTTGGTCGAGCCGTTGAGCGTGATCGTATCCGAAGACGCCGCAGTCTCGAAAACAACAGCGGTGTCAGCTGCGTCCTGCGCCAGCATTGCAAGGCCCGACATCGTATCGCTCGCGTTGGCAACACGGATGATCACGTCGTTGGACGTGACCGTGGTGCCGACATAAAACAGATACGTGTCGCCCGAGCCGGAAGCAGCCGGCAGGGTCAGGGTGAGGCCAGCAGCCGCGTTGATCGTGTTCACCACCTCGGAGTGGGTGTTACGATTCAGCGTGGCAGACGCGGTGTGGTTAAAGGGAAGATAGTTCATCGCGTCTCTCCTCAGGTGCTGGCAGTCAGGCCGTAGAGGTCAGCAACGACGCCCAGGCCCTTCTCGTTCTTCGGGCAAAGCGTGCCCTCGCCAATCAGGACGAACTTGTTGGCGTCGCCGGTCTTGGCAACGTCGCTGTCCTCCATGATCCCGCGACCCTTCAGCCAGGCCCACTTGAGATAGGCCGGGTCAATGAAGAAGGCATTGCGGGCAAGGCTGGCAGACGACGCCATGACACGGTTAGGAACAACAGCGACTTTGCCGAACGGACCTTCGTAGAAGTCCGCGTTGGCGATGATCGAGTTGCCCTTGCCGCTGTCCGCCGAATAACGGTAGGCGGCAACGTTGGTGTCCGACATGAACGTGACGAAAACCGACTTCACGTAGGGCGAAACCACGAGATACTTGAAGTTCGCGCCGTTGGTGTAGCCGGACTGCATGACGGTATCCGTGAGCGCCTTGGTAAAGGCGCGCTGGGTGCCGTTGGTGGCAGCGACGGTAAGGCCGGTGCCGGAGCTAAAGCCGCCGTTCGAGCCCGAGTTGCGGGAGACGTTCGACGTGATCCAGGACGGCAGGCCGCCAGAGCGGCGGATGTTGCCAGCGACGGAGGCAGCGTTGTTGACGATGGAAAATTCCACGTCCTTACGCATCTCCACGCCCTTGATCAGCTTTTTGCGCGCGGACTGCTCCAGCTTGCCGGCGTTATCAACCACGTCCTGCGTGCCCGAAACGATGCCGGTTTTCTGGAAAATCTGCGTGTAGTTGCCGACGCGGGAGACAGGATCGGTGGTATCAAACTGATACTCCGCACCTTCCTCCTGAATGTTGTCGGCAGGGGCGTCCATCGTCTCGATTGACCACTCGGGATGAGTGGACACGCAACGCGGACCCTTGATCATGGAATAGATGGGGGTGTCCTGAGGATCAATCAGGTTCACCTCACCGGAAAGCTCCTCGCGATTGGCGAGGGCCGAGCCGGTGCGGAAAGTGCCGCTAACGACAGCCATTGTTTAGTCTCCGAAGATAAGGGGAAAAGGCCCTATCCACGCTTCCGGGCCATGTATGCGGCCAGGACATCGTCGACAGAGCCGGTTTCGGAGGCGCGGCGAATGTGCTTCACGTAATCCTGAGACTTCGGGGGGGCTGCCTGACGGCGCGGCTGCGTCGCAACAGGGGGCTTTGACACCACCTTTTGCTTGGCAACCCTGGATGCCTGTTCGGCTTCCATGCCCTTTGCGGCCCAATAGCCGAGCACCAGCATTCGGTGATCGTCTATCTTCTCCATCTCAGCATCGGTCAGGCCGACCTTGCGGCCAACTGACCTCACGTCTGTCTGGAATTTCTCCCAGCCCTTGGCGTCATTGGTGATCGGCAGGGCCTCGGACAGCATCCGGCGCTGTTCCTGTAGGAACGTTGCCCGCTCTTCCGAAGTCATGCTTTCCCTGACGGTTTTGGGCTCGTCAGCGAGGCGGATAATCCGCTCTACCTCGGCTAGACCTTCGTTATGATAGGCCAGTTGCAGGGTGTAGGCGTTGATGTCCTGTGCCGCCAAAGCCAAATCGGGCTTCGGGGGCAATCGCTGTGCGAGAGAATCGACAAGCGTTTCCGTGATGCGGGAAATTCGCTCTGCCTGCTCAGAGACGGCCTTGCGAGTGTTGGTTAACTCAGCCGTCTTGCGCGAGTAATCAGCCTGGCGAAGGTAGCCCTTCTTCAACTCAGCCAGTTCGACCTTGGACCCATCAGGAAGCGCGACAACAACATCGTCTTCTTTCGTGGCCTCGGCCTCTTTGGCTTCGGTATCTTCAGCCTGTTCCTCGCTTGAGGCTTCTGCGGGCTCTTCTGCCTGCTCAGCCTCTTCTGGCTCATCCTCGGTTCCGCCAATGACCTCTTCATCTTCGGTGTCCGTATCAAACGGGTCGAAATCAGAAGCGCCTTGCGGAGTGTCGTTCTCGATGAGGGGCGCGCTCTCGGTCCCAGCCGAGGCCGGGGTGTCGGTTTCGCTCATTGTGCCTCTTGGGTCTTAGATAGCGCCCGGCTTATGCCGGTGCGCCCTTCCGGGCAGCCGTGTCTCGCAGCGATGCCGTGAGGTGGTGCCGGAAAGCTCGGATGGCCCGGACCTCTGCCATGGCGGCAGCGCGGGCTTCGTGATCGGTTGCAGGAGCGAAGACGCCCCGTTCAACTGCGTCTCGTTCAATTTCGGACAGAACAAGGTCCGTGAGCGGGTTGGTCAGGATTTGCTCTGCAAGGGCCTTGCGATCCTGCGGTGTCATTCAGCGGGCTCCGCAGGGGCTTTGGCGGCCTGTTTAGCGGCTTCCCGGTCTTCGTCAGCCTGCACGGCCTGGATCTCGACTTCCGCAGCCCTCATGCGAAGCTGCATCTCAGCGATCAGGATTTTCGTCTCGTTGTTGGCCTGTGCAATGCGCTCATTCGAGGCGATCTGCTCACGCGACAGCATGGCGTCCAGTTCGGCCTTCTGCTGCTGAAGGATGGCTTCACGCTCGGCATTGGCTGCGTCGCGCTCCATCTCCTTCTGCTTGATCAGAAGGTCAGCTTCAGCCTGTGCGGCTTCCTTGTCGCGCTGCACTTCCATCTCAAGCTGGCGAAGCTGGCCGTCTAGCTGGACCTTCTCACGCTCCATCGCCATCTGGGCCTGCGCCTTCATCTGCTCGACCTGCATCTGGGCCTGAGCGCGGGCCTGTTCCTTCATCACCTCGGGATTTGGCTTGTTGCGGGCCGCCTCCATCATCTGGGCGACTTCCTGCGGGTCGGGCTCCGCGAAATACATGGCCGGACTTTTGAGGCCCGTAGCCTGCACAAGGCGCTGAAGCGTGTTCGATAGCTGTTCCGGCTTCACGAAGGGATTATCGGTCCCCATGACGCCGGCAATGCGCTCCTGAAGGTTGAGGATCGACATCATCATCATCAGATCGCGTTCGCGGGTTCCTGCGCCCAGACCAACGTTGACCGACACGTCCATGCCGACGTTCCACGACCTCGGATCGAACTCCACCCACTCGTCACGAAGCCTGACGGTGCGCGGCTTGTCCTGATGCTTGACCACCAGCCGGAGAATGCCGCGAAAGAAGCTTTTCAGCCCCTCGGCAAGGTTCCTGACAATCAGTTCCGTCTGGCCAATCCCCTGCTGTTCAATCATCGCAGAGGCTTTCGCCGTCATGTTCTGAAGGGCATCCGGGGCAAGGCCGGCAGAAGCATCGGAGACGCCAGTGCGGTCCTGTGCTTCCTGGTTGAAATACTCCAGCATCTGGAACGCCTGAGGCGCAATCACCGGAACAGGCGCGAACTGGAACGCGTCCCGAATGGATGCCACGTTGTCCTTGATCAGGATCGGCTTACCAAAGGTCGGCTCGAAGACCGCTTCCGGGTTTTCAAGCGCGCTCATCTTGACGACGGGCTGTTGATTGTTCTGCCAATAGATGTTGTCGAGCGTCGAACGGAGAATGACCGTCTTGACCCGCTGAATTTCGATCAGGTCATCGGCAATCGACACGCCTTCCCATTGGTGCGGCTGATACTCGCACTTCAGGTCGCAGAACTGGACGTGATCGGCGTAATCGTTCTCAAGGATGTTCTCATCCGTGATCGTGCCGGCATAGACCATGCGGCGAAGTTCCGACAGGCCGTCCCCGTCAAGGTCGCAACGCACATACAGGTCCCAATAATCGACCTCACGAGTGGCCCAATCAATCGAGGCGTCGTTGCGCCCGATCCGGCTGTAGTCCTCGCGCTCAAAATCCTCGTTGTCCTGCCCGATGTTGTCCTCGGCATCAGGAAGGTTCTTGATCTTCTCCGGGTCATACCCCATCGAAATCAGGTCAGAACGCCTGATGCGGGTCTTGAGGCCGACGATGATGGAATCTTCCATCGATGTCGCGTCGGGATGGATCAGGAACTGCTCAGGCGGAACAGCGGCAAAGCGGATTTCGCGCTTCGTCACCGTCCGCTTGATCTTGACCGAATGAAACACCTCGAAAGCCGTGGGCTCGGCGCTGTGCTCCAGAACTTCGATGTCGGGCTCTGACACAAGCTGCGCAAAGGCCATCTCTGTCAGGCCCGTATGCGTCGAAACGTCGATCTCGGTACGCTCGTCCGCCCACCACCTCAGAACGCCATTACGAAGCTTCAGAGCGTCATAGACGGCATCAATGAGAACCTTGGTCCCGCCACCCTCGGGAAGGACCACAGCGTTGATGTAGTCGGTCGCCTGTTCGGCTCCCTGCTCATCCCCTGGTCCGCGCGGCTGGTACTCTACAATCTTCTCGTTGCCGAACAGCGTGCGGACGATTGAAGGGAGAACTTTCTTGATCGACGCACGGACATCGCGGGAGACGACCTTTGAACGGCCATCCTCATAGGGAATGGCGTCGGGGTTGCCGTCATAGAATTCCATCGCCGCAAGCCGGTCCTTCGACCGCTCGTCGCGATAGTCCTCGCAGTCCTGCACAAGCGCAGAGATTTTCGAGGAATATTCGCTCGTGTCCATTAAGCGACCTTCCTCGGGCGAAACACAGGAACAGGTGCGCCGCCAGCCTTGGCGAAGCCCTCTGAACCCATGGCGAAATATCGGAAGGCGTCAGCCGGATGCGACGACCAGTCGTGGACTGGCTTCGGCTTCAACACCTGGTTCTTGTCGTCATAATCGGCGCGATAAAGCTTCAGCGCCTCAATGCCGCGATGGCACTTCTCAGCGTCAAACCACACCCTCGGCAGCATCAGGCGGACAGCGTTGATGCCGTCATCTACCCGGTGGTCCTTGGCTATCGTGATCTCAAGCCCCAGGCCGCGAAGGACTTCCTCCCGGCTCTTGCCCGTTCCAAGTTCCCGCGCCCTCACGTCATGGGGCAGGATGTGCCCGCCATAGACATAAGGCTTGCGCTGGATCATCTGCACGTAATGCGCCAGGTCCATGCCCGTCGCTTCGTAATAGTCGATGGCGTGGACTTCCCGCCCAACGCCCTGCATGAACCAGATCGCCGTCGCGTCATCCATGCCCAAATCCCAGGCCGTCCAGACGCGGGCCATCGGATCGTAGGGGACGGAGCAAATGCGCCTGTCCTTCTCGACCTCTGCCATCTGCCGCCCGTAGTAGGCACCGACCACAGCGGCCTCAAAGGAGCACTCGTATTCCTGTTCAAACTGCTCCGGCGTCAGGGTGCGCTTGGCGTCATTCAGTTCCGTCTCAGCCAGAACGCCCGTTTCGGATGCCCGCAGCGTCAGGTGGAACCAGTCGTCATAGAGCTTGCCGGCGTCGTCCCTGCCGATCTTGTAAAACCAGTTGCGGCCCTTCGGAGTGCCGACAAAGGTTGCCCAGCCCGCATAGTCCGAAAGCGTCGGGCGGATGACCTCAGGCCATGCCCTCGGGTCTATGTCTGCCGGCTCGTCGATCACGACCCCATCGAAATAGAGGCCGCGCATCGCATCGTAGTTGTCTGCGCCGTACAGCTTGATCGTCTGCCCGGTGGGGAAGACAACCGTCAGTTCGCTTTCCTTCTGCTCCACGCCCGGAATGCCTGCCGTGTAGTGCTTCAGATAGGACCACGCCACGTCCTTCGCCTGGCGATAGGTCGGCGCGATGTAGCCATACCTCGGCGGCGGGAACTTCCGGTCATTCATGGCAGCGCGGCGGATCAGGTCATTGACCGTTCCAACCGTCTTGCCGAAGCGACGATGCGCCACGACCTTGGACCAGCGTTGCGTTCTCTTGTGGTAGGTCTTGAACAGGTCCCGAGGCTTGTAGGGAACCCGGACGACCTGCATCAGTCCTCCCACTTGAGGACGAGAGGCCCGCCGTTTTCATCGCCCTGCAATGTCACTGTTGACAGGTCAGGAAGCGCCTTCTTCAGCAGCCCAAGGCCAGCGGTGACTTGCGAAGCACTCATTTCGCGCCGTCCCTCGGCGTGTTCGATGAGGGCGTTAAGAACATTGCTTTTTTGGATTTTAGCCCGGTGCTCGTGAGACATCGTGAAACCAGGCTTGCGCCCACGCTCGGCCATCACGCCACCATGAAACCCGGATCGTTCGGATACGGCTCGAACTTCCGACCCAGGATAACCCGCTTTGCAGCGTCCTCGGTCGGACACGCGCACACGATAGCGCCGTCTTCCCTCACGACCCAGAAAGGGAAATCGCTGGTGGGGCGGTATTCAATCGTCATGACAGCCAATCCATGATTGCCAGCGTGAGGGCTGTGCCGATGGGGACGATGAGGGCGTAGAGGATCATTCCGCCCATTCCCGCAGCGCCACATAGACGAAAGCCATGATGGCGAAGCAGGCGAGGGCTAGACCTGCCATGAAGCCAGCGGCAAAGAGCAGCATCGCCAGCCTCCGAAATGAAAACGCCCCCGACCGAAGCCGAGGGCGCTGTATGGGCGGCGCGGTATTCCGAGGTCAATCCGCGCGGTGCCCGCTGAGTTGTTCACAGTCTCAGCCTGCACGGGGACTCAGACTTGCGAATCTGAAACAGTCGGCAATGCGGGACTGGTGAGCCCCCGAGCTTGTCCCTCGGGCCTCCCTCGCCAGCCATCCGCATTCCTTCGGCCAGACCGTGGACGCACCCCTCAGACGGGACACGCAGAAGCGGCCACTGGAGACAACGAAGGCCGTCAGCGAGGTTTCTAGGGCCTCAATGACGGGCCGATGCAGCCATGAACGACGGTCGTATCGTTCGATGGCGGCCACCCACCTCAACCCCTTGGGTCGAGGCTAGCCGAGACCCGGAGGTTCGACCAATGCGGTCAACTCTTCGGCTGAATGTCAGGCTGGACGTTGCGGCCACCCTTCGGTGGATCACCGCTATCCTCTACCTGATCCTTTGAAATGCGGCAAGAGCCTATGGAAAGATAGCCTCGTTCCAAGGGCGCTCGACCATGCTCACCGAGGCGATTGAGTGCTTTCCTTGGCCGGGGCCAAAAGTTCTAAAGATTAAAAGTCTGGTGAAAGAAGCTGACCAATGGTCCGCCAGGCGCAATGAAATTGCCCACGGACTTGTTCGAAACTTTAATTTCAACAACAACCACAGGGGCTGGTATCTGATGTCAGCCGAATACGCGTCGAAAAAGAGACCTCGCCTTAAGCACTACCTGAAAAAGTCTACCTCCCCCCAGGAGGACTGGGCCTTGGGCTCATATGCCTTCACGTCAGGTCAAATCGACTACCTTCGATTGTCGTTTGCCGACCTGCGAAGCCGAGTCATCGACACGGCAATTCCCACAATTATGGGCTACTGGTCCCGCAGCGACGAGGCCGAAAAGCTAGCCGCGAGGGAAGAGATAGCCGCCTCAATCAAGAAGGCCGCATCCTCAGGCGAACCCAAGAAATGACAATTGTCAGCTAGGCGAGCAGACGCACGACGGATTGAGTCCGCATCGCACGCGACACGGACCCACCCATCAACCCCAATGCCGGCCTGTCGCCTCTCAGACTGATTCGCCATGGCTGCTTTGTCAGGTATATAATTGGGCGACTGATCTCTACCCGGACGCAAGTCCGAGCCTATCGAAATGACACGAAACACTATCCCTGGTGATTTGTCAACGCCCGGCATACACAATCTTGTGAATCAGCGGGCGTAATACTCTGCCAGCGCCCATAGCGCATCGTATGTCGATTCAATCGTCGTGTGCCCCGGTGACCAGTCCTCAGGCTGATCCTCAAGAATGACGTTCGTTGCCGCCTCGAATACGCGAGCGGGCTGCGAGGCAAACACCTCGACCGTTTTCCCATAGCGGGCAATAGCCTCGTTCGCGACCTGGATGGACCGCTCCTCGTCAAAGGATCTCGGAGCCGGCCTGTTCTCGTTCGCCCATGCCCTGCGAGATGCCTTGGCACGCTGCCAAGCCTGATACTCCCGCTTGAACCTGTTCCCGGCATCGTAAAGCTCGGCAGGGCCATAGC